CTATGCTCTTTTGAATACACATCATGGTATTTCAGAAGATAAACTTGTTTATGATGAATTTCTTTCATGGGCTGAAACATGTGATGAACTTGTAGCAGATTCAACTTCTCAAACAGGTTTAAGAAAGAGATATGTTATCAATGTTGTTTTAGATTCTGCTGCAAACATTTGGTCAAACGTTCAAAGGATTGCACAAATCGGAAGAGCTGTAATAATCAGAAGAGGAACATACTATGGCGTTTTTGTTGATAGACAAGAAAGTATCGTATCACATATTTTCAATGATGCAAATATAATTGAAGGTTCATATTCCTTAAAATACACTGAAACAAAGGATAGAGCTAATGCTGTTGAAATAACTTATAACGATCCTGAAAAAGGATATACAAACCAAGTTGTCACAGTTTATTCAGATAGTTATGAAAATTCTGAAAATCTTTCTAACAAGAAAAGTATTCAGTTTTTAGCAAGCATTCCAAGACAGCAAGTTATTAACGCTGCTGCTTACATGCTAAACACAAATAAGAACCTTTTAAAAGCATATTCATGGAAAGCCTTTTCAGACAGCTTTAACTGTACTGTTGGTGATCTTGCTTACATACAACATAACGTTCCTGATTACGGAAGTAAGATAGGTGGAAGAATTGTTTCAGCTAATACTAATACTGTTACACTTGATCAGACTATTGATACTTCTGCTGGTAATTATTCGATCCTTATCAGACTTTCAGACGATACAATTGTAGAAAAAGCAATATCAACTTTTGCAAATGGAAACACCTTTACAGTTTCTTCGCCTTTTACATCAATTCCTGAAAAAGATGATCTATTTACTTTAGGTGAATCGAATATTGTTAAAGAGAAAGTTAGAATCATTCAGGTCAACAGAAATCAAGATGGAATTTCTACAATATCTGCTCTTGAATATAATGATGCTGTTTATAGTGATTCTGGAGTCTATGTAGATGTTGCAAGTACTTCAAGTGCTCGAAAGAATGCTGTAAACCTTTCAGTAAGAGAAAACCTTGTTTACGCTTCTGATGGCTCTTATCAGTCTACTATAAATTGTGCATGGATTTCAAACAGCTTAAATAAGGTTGGTTCATGGTCAATTTATTTACAGGATGGAGAAGGAGAGATTAAAAAAGTTGGAGAGACTTCATATACTTTTTATGTCATTCCTGCTTCTTATTTGGTTCTTGGAAAAACTTATAGAGTTTATGTAATCGCTGCAAATAGCGGTGTAGTAGATACAGGAAGCAACACAGAACTTATCGTTATTCAAGGTAAGTTGAATCCTCCTTCAGATGTTGCAGGTTTTTCAGGTGAATGGATTCCTGCTTCAGGTGCTATTAATTTATCTTGGACGGATGTAGAAGATATTGATTTGGATACTTATGAAATCCGTTTAGGTTCTTCATGGGCTTCAGGAACTAGAATTCCTTATTCAGGAAAAACACCTTTATTTACATATTCAGTACCTACAGACGAATCAACAGGTGATAAAACATTCTGGATAAAGGCAGTTGATTCAAGTAATATAGAAAGCGTTACTGCGGCTTCAGTAATAGTAAATATTACAGAAGTTCCTATCATTACAAAATCAACTATTGTTAGTCTTTATAAATGGAGTACTTCAAAACCTAATAAACCTACTGGAAAGTCTATATATAATTGGGAAACCTCAACAAATGATGATTATGATGGAACAGATGATTGGTATGCTGTACCTGAAACAAATCCTGGGATTTCTGGAATTCATCTATGGCAAGCTTCTGTAATATTCAAAGCTGCATCTACAACAGCCTCAACAGAGATTGATTGGTCTATAGAGTCTGTTTCTTTAACAATTTCTGCTTCAAATCAAGAATCAGGATTACAAACAGCTTCTATATCAGTATATCAATGGGCTGTTACAATTCCTAATGCTCCATCTGGTACATCTTTATATTCATGGAATACAGGAACAATTGATGATACTATCCCTGAAGGATGGTCATTAGCAACAGTAGTAAGTCCTTCTAATGGATTTACATTATGGGCTGCTACTGTTAAGGTTATAGATAATTCAGGAACTTTAGAAACATCTATCAACTGGTCAGAATCTATTGTTTCAAGTGTAGGGTTTGCAGGAACTAAAGGTTCTTCTGCAAGGGTGATGTATGCAAGAATTTCAGGTAATCCAACACCTACAACAGGTACTGTTACCACTTCTGGAAGTACAAGCTTTCCAACTGGTTCAAATTGGGGAATAACTGCAACATGGTCTGCAAGTGATGCAACACCTTCAAGCTCTGACAGTCTTTATCAGGCTGATGGTATTTACGATCCTTCTACAGGTAATACGGTTTGGTCAACACCTTACATCAGTTCTCTAAAAGTTGGAAGTCTTTCAGCAATTACTGCAAACCTTGGAACTGTTAGTGCTGGTATTCTTCAATCTTCGAATTATAGTAATACTGCTGGAATGATGATAAATCTTTCCACAGATGAAATATTGATGGGAGGTAGTTCTAATCCTATCTTTAAGCTTGATGAAGATGGACTTTATATAAAAAATAATAGTGGAAATAGTTCATTAGAATTAAACAGTACAGGATTAACTGTAGGTAATACTAATAATGGTGATTACTGCGCTATCAATAATGGTGATATTAATTTCTACAGATATATCAATGGTGCTGAAAGATTAACGAATTCATTAAAAAGAATTGAAACAGGAGAAGTGGCAAATGCAGTAGAATCAACTATTCCGGGTTATTGGAAGAATCCTCCTAATGTAATGGTATCTCCTGCTGGTATCGCTAGTTATTCAGCTAGTTATCCCGGTCAGACTCAGACTTTGCAGGTTAGTGCAACTAATATTACTCAAATTGGTACAACAGGTCAATATAAATTTACCCCTATTGCAAGATTGGTAATAGCTGCTGGTAACGCTAGTATTAATACTAATTTATCAAGTACACCATCATTAACTAAAACATATTACAATCTAGATCAAAGACCTACTTATAGATGGAGTGGTTCAGGAACTACAGGAAATGCTGTTGTAGGTTCAAACATTGACAATGTTACACTTTATGGTACGTTAAATTGTACTTGTAGTTCAGAAATATACTATATCACTCATACTAGTATGATAAGTTATTGGGTTGGTATGAATGCTAATGTATACTTTGTAATAGATGGAGCATATTATTATGTAGGTAATGTTAACTTCTTGAATGCTAATTCATCAAGTCCTGTAACTATCAATAGAACTTTTTCTGGATCATTTTCTTTAACAAGCGGTTATAATCATACTATATCAATGTATATAGCTCTTGATTACTGTAGTACATTCTCTGGAAGTATAAATCTAGGATATTATGATGCTCATTTAATAGGTAATACAATATTAGCGGCTGGAACATTAAACTATATGGCAATAGGAGAATAAAAATATGATTTTAATTACAGATATAGCAAATGCAATAAAAGCATTCAAAACTGATGAAGAATTGAATGCAATTATTCAAGAATTTATAGGAGAAGGAAATTCTGTTCAGAAATGGAAAGAAGATAATTTTTCAGATTTGAGAAGATGGTCGTATCCAGATATCTTAGTTTATGTAGATGCTCAGGTAAAATTATACTCTCTTGATCATACTTCAAAAACAGAAGGTCAAACACAATTGAATAAATATCTTTCTGATTGTTTAGCTGTTAAACAAAAATATCCAAAAAAACAATTATAAATATATGAAATAACAAACATAAAAATATGGATACAGATATAAAAACAACAGAACAGGTAACTCCTGAAGTAACTCCAACAGTCGAAGAACTTCAAGCAAAAATTAAAGAATTGAATGCAGAATCTGCACAAAGAAGAATTGCGCTTAAAACTGTTGAAGAGAAATTGAAAGGTTATGAAGGCATTGATATTGATACTGCAAGAGAAGCATTAGAGCTTAAAGCATTGTTAGATTCTAAAAAGATTGTCAAGCCTGAAGAACAGGAGCAAATCACTAAAGGATTTAAGGAGAAATTAACAACTCTTGAAAGCAAACTTTCAGAAAAAGATGATGTTATTAGAAAGCTTCTTGTATCAAATGAGTTTTCTAATTCAGATTTCTTCAATGGAGCTAATAAGAAAACTATTCTTAATCCTGATATTGCTGAAGGTTTCTTTGGTAAGAATTTCAAAATTGAGGGAAATAAGGTAGTTGGTTATAACGCTGAAGGGCTTCCAATAATGTCTAAAGAGAATCCTGAAAAGTATGCAGGATTCAATGAGGTTATTGAAACTCTTATTAGGGAATATCCTAACAAAGATTCAATTCTTTCTGCACCTCTTTCAGGTGATGGAATGAAATCAGCGGTTAGAAGTACTGGAAATCAGCTTATTCAAAAAGTAAGTGATTTTAAATCAAGTGCGGATAAAGCAAAATATATTGCTGAAAATGGTTTAGAGGCTTATAAAAAACTTTTGAAGTAACTGATATAAATATAACTAAATACTTTAATAATAAAATATTTCTGATATAAATATAGGTAATAAATGTTAGTGAGTGGCGAGATGCTTAAAACTAACATTAAAAGGTAATGCGAGATGCAAAACACAATTAAATGACTTAAAAAACACAAAAAAATTAATTAAATAATAATATGGCTTACAATATTTCAAACTTTAAATTTAACTCTGAAGTTGCCTTTGGTGCAATGTTTGAGGAAATGGCAAATGCATCTTTCCTTAATGCAGGTACAAATAACACAATTAACGTAGTTCCTGCGGAGAATAAAGGACAGTTTAAGAAAGAATCATTCTTAAAAGATCAGGATTTCATAACTCGTCAGGATTATACTTCAGTTGCTGCTGCTGACTCAACATACGTTTCTTTTGATGAAGCTATTGCACCTAAAGTATATCGTAAATTTCAGATTGATTTGACACCTTCTGACTTGTTCGATATGGGTACATCTGATGATGAAATTTCTTACTTAGTAGGTCAGAGAATCGCAGAAAAGAAAATCCAGAACATGTTTAACACAGCTATTTTCGCTGCTGATGGTGCTATCTCAAGTGCTAATAACACTTTAGCAATTTTCGATGCATCAGGTCTTTCTGCAAATACTGCAAGTGTTGTAAATATCCTTGGAGGTCTTAAAAAGCTTGGTGATAAAGCAACTGCTGTTGAGGCTCTTGTCATGCACTCTAGCCCTTTTTATGATCTTGTAGGTAACAACATCTCTGATAAGATTACTGGTATCTCTGATTTCGTTGCTTATGGTGGAGTTCCTGCAACTCTTGGTAAACTTAGCCTTGTCTCTGATAGTTCTGCTCTTGTAGCTGGTTCAATTTACAACATTCTAGGTTTGGTTAGAAACGCTGTCGTTCTTGAAGAAAATGCTGGTTCTACTCAGCTTTTTGCAGGAATGGTTTCAGGTGCTGAAAAACTTATCTTCAGAATTCAGGGTGAATTTAGTTTTAACGTTAAGGTAAAAGGTTTCTCTTACTCTTCAGCTACTGCTAATCCTATCGATTCTGCTTTAGCAACCTCAACAAACTGGACATTAGTAAACAGTTCTTATAAAACTGCTGCTGGTTTCAAAGTAAAGGTAAAATAATCTAAAAGTACTAGACATACACAGAAATCCCTGTTAATCGGGGATTTTCTGTTTTATGTCGATTATAAATATAGATAACATAAAATAAGTATCAAGATGTTTCATTTAGACGATTCATGGTTAAATAGTGACAGTACATTAATAACTGGTTGGAGTGGATCAACATTTTTCACAGCTTTAAATTTACTTTATCATTCTTTGGGTGCTGATAGTCCTATTGCCTTAGTTGGATGGATGTTTACAACAGTACTTGCATTAGTAGCAGCTATTTCTAAATGGCGTTTGAATCACGCGAAAGAAAAAGAAGCCCTTGCAGAAGCTCGAAAGAATGAAGCAGAAGCTGAAAAAATTGAAAAGCAGATTTCAGGTGATTATCAAGATCTTTTATTAGAACAATGCAAATTAGAGGATTGTATGTATCGTGATTTCTATAAGCGTTTTTCTACAGCTATGAGTAATTAAAGCAGATTACGTTTTTATCCATTTTTTCGTAATCCGTTAAAGGGAGTTCAGTTTAGGCTGGACTTCCTTTTTTTATTTCCTATAAATACAGGTAACAAATTATTAAAAAATATGGATGCATTAATAACAAATATTACAAACTATATATCAATCCCTCTGATACTAATATCAAATCTTTTGATCTTTTGGCTTATAAAGCTTCTTGAGAAATTCGATAAACATAAAGTTTTTTCAAGAACTGAAAAGCGTTTTATAGCCTTTATAGTCATTTCTATAGTTTCAACAGCCTTTTACCTTCTTAAAATATCTGCAATTGAGGTTGTAATTCTTTCAGCCTGTTTAGCACCTCTTACCTATGCTTTCGTTATTAAAAAGTTAGCAGAAGCTTTGAATATTACGATGTACAGAAAGGAGGATTCAGAACTATGAGAAATTCGATAAAGATCACTTCTCTTATTCCTTACATCATTATCGTTCTTCTAGTACTTGCAATGTCTTTAAAACGCTCTCAAGACGTTCCAATTGCTGCTGTAAATGCTTTATACGCTCCTACAGTCCAAAAAGTAGATAACAAGGGTATAAAGTATGCAGAAACACAGCAAATACGTTTAAACGATCCTAAAACGCTCTTGAAGCTCCAAAGTTCCGATGCAGCTATCAAATCTCTTCAGGAAGAGGTTAAAAGGCTCAGAGGGCAGCTTACAGAAGGATCAAGCATTACTCAGTTTAATGATAGAGTTCATGCTGAAGTTCCTTTGACGGATGGAAAATACTCAGATCGTTTTTTGAGTGTTTCCAACACTTCTGAAAAGTCTGTTATAGATATGGATGCAGATATTTCTGTTGCTCTGGTGAAGGATAAAGAAGGTTTTGTAGCTCAGGTACGTTCTTCGAATCCTTACATGCAGATAGACAGTGTTAAAAGTTTTGTGAGGATTCCAAAGGATGAAAAGAAGCTTTCAGTAGGTGTAGGACTTGGGTATAACGCAAAAGGTGAGATACTTCCAAGTATCGGAATAAATTACAAATTATTTAACATTTTATGATCACATTAGAACAATTAAAACTTTTACTTCCAACTAATCCTGAATATTCGAAATGGCTTGAACCTCTTAATAAAATATTACCAAAGTATGAAATAAACACTCAGAACAGGTTGGCTATGTTTTTTGGTCAGGTTTGTCATGAATCAGGAGAATTCAAGTTTTTAAAAGAGAATTTGAATTATGGTGAAAATGCATTATTAAAAGTTTTTAAAAAATATTTTACTCCTTTAACCGCTAAACTATATTCTAGAAATCCTGAAAAGATTGCAAATCGTGTTTATTCTAATAGAATGGGAAATAGTGATGAAAAATCTGGTGACGGTTGGAAATATCGCGGAAGAGGTCTTATACAATTAACCGGAAAAGATAATTATTCGAAATTTGCTGAAAGTATCGGAAAGTCTTTAGAAGAAACTGTAATGCATCTTGAAACCCTTGAAGGTGCTTTAGAATCTGCTTGCTGGTACTGGCAGAAGAATAACCTAAATATGCTTGCTGATACTGGTGATATAGTAGGTGTTACCAAAAAGATAAATGGCGGTTTAAATGGTATAGAAGAACGCCGAAAAAGATATGAAAATGCCTTCAAAATCTTGAAATAACTTAGAAGCCCTCAGAAATGAGGGTTTTTTATTGTCAAAAAGTAGACAAATGAGTTTTTATATATATACTATAGAGAGAAAAATAACAAACTCTCTTTAAAAACAGGAAAACAAAAATGGATAACAAAATAGGAATTTACAGGATAACAAATCCTAATAATGAAATTTACATTGGTCAGAGTGTAAACATAGAAAGAAGATTTAAATTTTACCAAGTACTTAATTGCAAGGCACAAACAAAGGTCTATACCTCTTTATTAAAATATGGCGTAGAGTCTCATACATTTGATTTAATTCATGAATGCCCTGTTGAAGAGCTTAACAAGTGGGAAAGGTTTTATCAGTTGTTTTATAAGAATGCTGGTTATTTATTACTTAATCAGAGGATAGCAGTAGAAGGAAATCTTTCTGGTTATAAAAGTGAAGAGACTAAGCAAAAGATGAGATTGGCTAAGTTAGGAACAAAACAGAGCGAAGAGCATAAAAGAAATCTTGCCCTTGCAAGAACTGGCTTAAAACGTTCGGAAGAGACTAAGCAAAAGATGAGAAAACCAAAAAGATATTCTGAAAAGATGGCAGCAGCAGTTAAAGCAAGAATTGGATCAGGTAGACTATTAAGACAATGGAACCCAAGTACAGGAGAACTCATTAAAATAGCTACTTCTTATTGGCTTCAAAAAGATGGTTTTCAGATATGCAATATGTGTAAAGTTGCACTACAAAAAGGTAAAAAGCACAAGGGATTCATTTTTGAATATGAAGATAAACCTTTTGTTATCACTTTAAATAGAAACTATCTCCAGTACAACAAAACAGTTTAAAAGAACTTATGTCTCATATTGAGACGATGAACATTTTCTAAATATACTATAGAGAGAAAAATAACAAACTCTCTTTAAAAACTAAAACAAGGAACAAAATGGCTAGAAAACAAAAAAGACCTGATGCAATTCAGATCACAGAAGAAGACACAAGACTTGAATTATTATTCGATATTTTTTCAGTGGCTTACAAGTATTTTTTAACAGAAGAAGAGAAATTGAAATGTTGCGCGGAAGTAAGAGGTGTGAAAGTAAAGCAAATCATTCAAGAATTTGATGAGGCTTTGAAACTTCACGGGATTTAAATTAGAAAACACGAAATTTATATATATACTTATAGACAGTTTCAGAAAAACAAACAAAACAAACAAAACTAAAAATGGAAGACTATTACGATTATAACATTATTGAAGAAACACCTTTAATAACAATGGATGAAATTAGATTATTTATGAAAGAGCATAATATCACAGATGAAGAACTAGAAGCTCATATTGATGAGGTTTGCAAAAACCCTATCTTTAACTTAGAAGATGAGGGGTGCTAAATGATAATACTATCAATACTTAACATTCTCTTAGCTGTATATTTTTTTTCAAATACTTCTAAATTTGAAAAGAATCATTTTAAAACCTTAAATCTTAAACTAAGTATTTTGAAAAGGTTTAAAATA